GAAATAAGAGTTTTCACGGTGCGCCATTACATAGGCCCACCTATAAACAAAAAATATTGCCTATAGCCCAGCCTAAACGGCGTTGCTTTAGAATGTTACCGGGTTACTAATCGTTTCCCGATGCTTGAATTATCTATAAATCAGAATTGGCGTCAAGTTTAATTTGCGCTAATCGGATTTTTACTTTATCAGCTTCCGCAAAATGCTCTTTTTCCCAATCAGAAACGGCCTGTTTTGCTTCTTCTAAATTTTCTTTTGATCTCATGCCGCTAGTGGCGCTTTCGTATGCTGGATAGGTTACCACCGATACATCAAATAAATTAGCGTCTGTAATGTTTCGGTATGTCTGGCCGTCGCTGCGCTCTATCTCTTGCCCGGATGCAGTTACGCTAAACGCAAAGCTAGACCCGCTAACGTCGCCCCGGTTTACGCTTTCGGCCAGGTCTTTAGCGGTTTGGGTATTCGGTAGGTCTACATCATATCGCAACCCGGTTGAATCCGTGGTTAATCGTAGCGTTCCCGATTTGGTACGCCCTAAAACGTGGTTAGGGTCATGGTTGAATAGCGCCCTTACATCCTGCAATTCTGCAAGCGCTCTATCAAATGCCCCCGGTTGAATCCGCTCATAGTAATTATCCATCAATTGGAACTGCGTGCCGGGATCCTCGGCCCGATGAAATACGGCCGCATAGCCGCTAATGGTGGTTGTGCCATCCTCGCGCGTTTCAACCGTTACGGGTTGTTGGTTTGGGAATATCTTAGCCATCTGTAAATATCTCCTTTTTATATCTTGCGATAATTTCCGCAGCGTAATCTTTCAAAACTATTTTAAGGGCGGCCGTCCTTTGTTCCGGCTCGCTGCTAGTTATTACGCCCTCTATTCTCAACCCGATTTCATTAAATACGAAACCGCTTAACCGTTGCTGTAATTCTTCGGCATCGGATCCCCTCAACGCTGATATTAGATTTACCGCGTCGCCTGTTTCCGTTTCCAATTGTTTGCTTTCGTCATCCTGGCATGTTTCCACCCAACTAGAAAACCCTGGTTTACCTGATTCCCTGGAAACCTTGCGCGCCAGATACCCGGTAAAACGGCCTACAGCGGAATCTAATACCTTGTAGGCGGGTGTTAATTGGTCATCCCGGAGCATTTCTGGTACTTCCTCAACAACCTCTATGGGCGTTTCCTGTTCCGCATATTCCATATTCAACGGCCTTAAATACTTGCTGCCCATCTTATCAGGCCGGGGGTTTAGGTTCTGCATTGCCCTAACTTCATCCGGCGATAATATCCCCGCTTCTATCCCTGTTCTATAAATCTGGTATTGAGTCGCAATGTCGGCGGCTATCAACGCCCCTACATTAAATTCTATAAAGTGGCTGTTTAATTCCTGCTCCATTGGTGCAAGGATCTTTAAATAGCATTCAGACTCAATGGTTTTCAACCAGGCCGATAGACAATGGTTTAAGTAGCTTCTGTTCTCCTGCTCCAATGAATTATAACTAGCGTTTGAATCATCGCCCAATTTATGCGGTGGGATATTAAACCACCTGGCCACCTCTTTAACTTGTTGCGTCCTGGCGGCTACCATCTGCGTTTGTTCTGGCGTGAATTGTGCCTGGTGAAACTTTGCCCCGTCCCGCAGAATTACGGTTTTAAAGCTGGTGTCTAGCCCTTCATAAGTTTTGCGGAATCCCGATTCTAGATTGTCGGCGCCTTGTTTCTGCATCCCTGCCGGCATTTCCAGAATACCGCCAATGCGGCCGCCGTTGCTGAAATACTTACTGGCGAAATTCTCCGCGGCTATTGATAGTGCAAACGATTCCCGCGCCTTATAGATTAGCTGGCAATCACTTAACCCGTTTACGCTGATTTGCTCTAGGTGCAAAATGTTAGACGCCGCAAACCCTTTTAAATCCCCGCCAATTTCCGATACATAAAACAATTCGCCCGCTTTGTTTCTGTGGGGGCTGGTTCTATCCGGTAACAATGGCAATAGGGAAATAGGATTGCCGGTTTCGTCCCGCTCAATTAGTGCATAGGCGTTAGACCATAAAAGCGCGTGGGTCATCATGCGCCGCCAAAACTTAAACGCGCTCATTTCAGCATTAGGCCGATACTTTAACAATCGTTGCCCTGGGTGGTTCTCGTCGATCACCCGCCCCTTGTCGCCCTGCTCCGGCGTGCGCTTGTAAATGTTTAGGGGTAGCTTGGCAACGTCCCCAGATATTAAGTTAATCGCCTGGAACACCGGCGCGATAGATAACGCCCGCTCAGGACTAACGGCAATGCCCCCGCCGCTAATGTTACTATTGAATATCTCGTTGAAAACCTCAGGGCTACCCAGGGGGATGTTAGGGTTTTCTATTGCCCGCTTTGCATCAATCCCCGCCCCGATAATATAGGTTTCATTCATAATAACTCTATTGGGTTTTCATTGTAATAGTCGTATGTTTCCGCTGGTTCCGCTTCGGCGGTAGCCCGCCCAATACCCATTATGGCCGCTACAATTCCATCTATTTTACGCTGTGATTCAGATCCGGGTTTAACCGGCCGTTTATTATTGTTGGCGTCTGTTTTGATGGTAACGCTTGCAGCCTGCCAATTTAGTATTGGATTATTTAAATGCCTCAGCTTCTTAGCAATAACCAGCCGTTCAAATTCTGCTGTAGGGCCGGCGTAATGCATAATAGTTTGGGGGAAGTTTGTACGCAAACAACCTAACTGGTTTTCTATCCTGGTTGTTAAATCTTCGGCATACATCCTATCGTAAACTATTTCTGTTATTATATATATTTCCGATAATTCTGCTATACGATTTTCGATATAAGCATAATCTATTACCGCCCCTGGTATTAATTCCAACCAACCATCATTAGCCCATTGTAAATAGGGGGCTATGTGGCTGTTGTTCTTGGCGGCCTCCTCCGGATAAAAGAAAAACGGTAATAGTGTGAACTCATCGCCGTGGGTAAAAACTAATACTACCGCCGTCATATCCCTTGTGCGGCTCAGGTCAATCCCTGCAATACACTCCATGCCGGCTAGATCCTCCGGCTCGGTATCAACGGCGCATTTATTCCAATCCTCGATGCGTAACCAGGGGGATTCACTAGTCCCCCAGATATTCAACCGATACATTTTAAAATTCTGCCAATCGGATAGACTGCGCCGCGCCCGCTGCATAGACTTTGTAAACTCATCCTGGCTAATGATTACACCCATTGACGGGTTTGCGGCTTTCCAGACGTCCGGGTGTTGTAACTCGTCATCCGTTAATTTAGGATTCGCGCCATATTTCAAAAAGAAAAACTCGTGATCGTCGATAGCCCCGCTGTTTACCTTCTCGCCATACTCCCACTGTCGGCGCCCGTGGCCTATGGGGTTGTTTCCCGCTGTCGATATTTCAAACCGCAGCCACTCGGAGCGGCTAATACCGGCATGTTCTATAGCGTTGGCTGTTCGTGGGTCTAATACGTGTACCTCATCGACTATACAGGATCCGTTCAAACCTTCCAGGGATTGATAATTTGAACCCGCAACGATTTGGTAATTGCTGTGTGTCGGTTCATAGCTGATAACGCCGGTGCTGTTGTTTATCATGCACAATTGATTTAAGGCCGGCGATTGCTCGACCATCATCCTAGCGTTCTTGTGAACTATCCCCGCTTGCTTGGAATCCCTAGCGCAGCTGTAAACGTGGTTCCCCGGTTCCCCGTCGGCCGCCAGTAGATACAAACCAACAAACGCCCCCATCGGGGATTTACCGTTTTTCTTGGGTAGCCAACAGGACGCAATACGGAAACGCCGGATTTCCCGCCCGTAAAACTCGGACTCTATCACCCAACCAAACAGCCTATAGAATAGGTCTATCTGCCAATCCATAAGCCTAACGGGTTTTCCGGCGTAATCGCCTTCGTACAAACATAGATTAGATTCTATGAAATTACATATATGCTCCCCGCGTGATTCATCCATAGAATACCCAGCTTCGGCGGCTTTTTCATCGGCCGCGTTTCGGATCCAATCGCCCATTTATTACCGCTCCCTGGGTTGAATTTGTAAAACGGCCTCGGATGGTTTATCTACGGTTATTCGTCCCCGGCTCGCCGGCGTTAAGCCAAATTCAATTAATAACTTTAGTGTTCTATCAAACCAATCCCGCGCGGCTATGTCGTTATGATTTCGCCGCCCGTCGATAATTAGCCCTTCGGCCTCACTGGCTACCTGGTAACGTCGCCAATTGGCGTAAGCTATGGCTAACTGTTCTAGGGCCATTTTGTCAGTGGTGGTTAATACGCCCAGCTTATCCAATAACTCGCCGTAATACTTCCAAGCCTCAACCGCGTGTTTATCTTTAACCCATCCGGGTTTACGGTGTTTCTTCTTGTCTGGCTTTGGCGCGGCATAATTAAACCTATCGGGGTTTTTCTTATCAAGCCCCCGTAACCGCTTGATTTCGTCCGGTACTGCTTTGCGTCCTCTAGGCATTTTTTTTACTCCTGTTCGAATCGCTATTTTTTGGGGAAAAAAACGCGCGGGTTGGCTTGAGGTCTTCCTGTGAATACGCCCACAGAAAAACACCCCCCCCCCTTTATTGTTAATTCCCCAATCCCGTTTTGGTGTTGTGGCATTTCTCACATAATGTCTGCCAATTATCGACATTCCAAAACAAAACCATATCGCCTCGGTGTGGTTGTATGTGGTCTACTGCGAAACCGGGGGTAACCTTATCGGCCCTCAGGCACTCAATACATAGCGGATTGTTACGCAGGAATACCAACCGCGCCCGCTTCCACTTGTAGCCATAGCCCCGCTTTGATGCCGTATCCCTTTTATCCGTCCAGCTAATTGGTATAGACCTGGGCTTATCGGTCATGCACTTACAGTCACGCTTACAGCAGAATCTACAGCAGCTCTTAGCGCTCATAGCATACTACCCCAACACCTAGCCCCAGGGATGCAGCAATAGTAAATAACATTTCCCAACTGGGTTGTATATCGCCTTTACTCATACGTTGCCAGGTAGCTTGGTTTACCCCTGCTGCCCGTGCTGCCTGGGTAACCCTTAGCCCTTTGACTATTCGCCTATACTCTATCAACTCTATCAGTTGTGTTTTATCCATGCTCACCACCAGCGCACGAAAAAACCCAGGGGTTTATTATCCCCTGGGCCTTATGTTTTATATTCTTATTGTTTCTGTTACCAGATAGATAACCCAATAGATCGGGTTTCCAGTGCTGCGATAGCTTCCGGTATTCCTTTAGTCTTGGCAAGGTCTGCTATATCCCGTTTAGTTTCCTGCCCCTGGCCACTCAACCATTTATTAGCGGCTGTACTGCTGTGTTGCAATACTACTGGCAATAGATCTGCCCTAATGTTTTTAGTATTCATCCCGAATACCTCCTATGTTTATTGTTATTGTTTTGTGTGCGGATCATTTAACGGGCCGCATGTTTGGCCTGCCGCCCAGCTTTCCAGGGTAGCCGCTGCCATTAAAATACCTTCATCATATGCGATGCTTACCAGGTCTATCCTATCGTGTGAATCCAAACTACCCAGGTAACGCTTGGTAGATTTGGTAACGTTTTTGCGTATCTGTATGATAACTGCAACGATAAACGCCGCGCTATAATCTCTCATAGTTCTAACCCTATGTTTTAGCTGTTCAGTTTTTCTAGTTCATCATCGGCCCAGGATTCTAACTCTACCGCCGCGGAATATACCCCGTTATCAACTGCCGTTGTAACTAGCATATGAATATTCTTATTACTCAAAGTATCCGCATAATATAGCGTTGCTTTGTCTACTTTGCTTTTGATGATTTCCCATATTGCGTTGTAATCCATTGTCTTACTCTCTTTCTTCGTTTTAGGTTTTAACTTCGTTTACTCTTATGCTATGATTATATACATACTATCGACAATATGCAAACCCTAACACACCTAATTAATGAAAATAATCATAATATTATGAGATATTAGATTGCTGTATATTGCGAATAATCGCCTGCCCTGCTGGGTAGATTCTGGAAGCATCAACAATAGGATGATTCAATAACGCCGATTCACGCTCTAGCAAAGATATAAACTTATCATGTTCCGGGTTTCCTGGTTGGCTTAAATCCGCTTCATTAAATGCGGCTGTACCACCTCGCAAATCAGGCCAGTTTTTTAACATGGTTAAGTTAACCCGTGTTGCGTTGTGATCTATTGCACGTTCAATAAATAACGGTATGTCGGTATAGTTATCGGCTTGCACTATCATATTTAATATGTATTGCCTGCCCAGCTTTGAAATAAATTTCATAGCGTTATCCATATCCCGCCAACGCCCGCCCAACCTGGTACGCTCATAAACTCCAGGGCTTGCCGCGTCTACGCTCATTTTGATACGGATAATGTTATCGTGTATATGGCTTAGGCTATCCCAATATTTAGGCAACAAAACGCCATTGGTGAATATCTCTATCTCCGGGTTGTTAAACTTCTTAATGTCGATTGTTTGCAGTATCTTCAACCATGCCGGCGACGCGAACGGATCCCCGGAACCAATCGCACTAAAAAACTTTATGCCGTCCTTGAACGTTTCTAATACGTTTTCCGTCTGCTCAAATATTTGCTGTTGCCGTTTCTCGATAATCGGTTTGCTGCGGCATGTCCAGCAATGTAAATTGCAGGTGGCATCATTAGCGAACACAATCACCTGGGGCGCGTCCTTCATTTCCTCCCGCATATAATCCCGCTTCACCTGGATCCATTGCGGCTGTGTTAAAAACAGGGGGCAATTATCGCATAGGGATTTATTACCCTCTAACCAATACCGCCGCAAGCGCTTGAAGTTGTCGTGGTTCCATACATCCCACAGATTTTTATAATCGCCCTTTACAATCACCTGGTTCTTATCACTAAACCAACTTGGGCAACAAATGATATAACTGCGGGGGTGAATATGTAACGTTCTAAATGGATTTGTGCAAAACTCCATAACCCGGAAACCTCCATAATATACAGGTAAAAAACCTAACACGGCGGCCGATAGCAAAACCAACCGTTGGCCCGTGTTAGGCTCAGAGGAATCCCTATTATAAAAGTTCTATAGGCTTAGGCATACATAACATTTAGAATTTTAGCATGTTCAAAACAAAAAGAGTATCGCGCAACGTCCAAGAGATCCGCTTTGAATTTCCAACCATCAAAACGAAACAATACATATTAGCCCTATCTGATATCCACTTTGATAACCCAGCCTGTAACCGGGAATTACTCAAAGAACATCTAGACGAGGCCAAAAAACGTAAAGCGGCCATATGTGTTTTCGGCGATTTTCATTGTTGTATGATGGGTTCCTACGATCCTAGGAAATCCCGCGGGCCTGGGGCGGTTCGTCCCGAAGACGATCACCCAGATTATTTCGACCGGATAATCATCAACGCTGCTAAATGGTGGAAACCATACGCAAAAAATTTAGTGGTTGTTTGTCCTGGCAACCATGAAACGGCAATTCTCAAACGACAGGAAATAGATTTAATAGACCGGCTCGCAATGAAGATGCGCGACGTTGGCGGCATTACTGCCGCTGGCGGTTACGGAAATTTCATTAGGGTTTACGGTAACCAGCACAGTAGCCGGTTTTCTAACGTCATCTATTCCCATCATGGATACGGCGCCGGCGGTGCTTGGTCACGCCAGACAACGGCATTTTTAAAATACCTGGAACAAGTGGAAGCTGATATTTATATTGCTGGGCATATCCATAAAAAAGAAACGTTTCCCGTTGAGCGGGCCTATCTAAACAAATCAGGGAACGTAAGAACGAAATCTATCCATTTTATCCGATGCGGTACATATAAAAATGAGTTTAAAGATGGGGCCGGCGGTTGGTCAATTGAGAAGGGTATAGGGCCGAGGCCGCTCGGCGGTTACTGGATCGAATTTAGCGCAGATAGCGACGGGATGAAACGAAAAATCTATGAAGCATAGCAAATCGGAATTATTGTTTTACAGGACGGCTGTTATTTTTCATATCCTGGGCGCCATTTGGTTAGCCATCCAAATATATAAATTTTGGCTTTGGTTTAGTTGGTTGGCCTGGCTACCAGACACCTTGTAAACTTTAAATACTCGTCATGATCTAGGGCGTAGATAATGCCCAGTCCGTTGTAACGGCCTCGATTCATCAAATAGCCATTAGGGCCAATTGTCTGAAATGATTGCACCTTATCCGGGTTGGCATCTACCACCGCTAAAACCTCATCTAATGTCGGTTGTCGTTTCGCACTTTTCATTTTTTACCCTCTCTATACTATTCCATAGCCTGGCTAGGTTTTCCCTGGATAATGAATTGTAGCAAGGCCCAAGGGATATTTCACACTTAACCAGGGTACAGTAAACGATACAGCCGTGCATGTTGTAACCCTCTTTTGCTGGTGATCCGCAAACCGGGCAATCTGCCAGCGGTTCACCTAGCCGGCTATGTCGTTTCAGGTTGTTAATGTTCATCTAATTCCCGTTGTATTATCGCGCTCAATTCAATCAACCTATCTAGCGGCACTATAACTAACCAGGGTTGTAAGTTGGCCTTGTGCATGACTATAGGAACCTCGCCCCCGTTAGCGTCCCGCTCCGCTTGCTCTACCCATTTGTAAACGGTTTTTGTGCCGGCCTCCACCCGTTTACATTCAATGTGCAAATCTTTTATAGACCCCACAATATCCGCTTGTCCTTCGGCCGTGTACCCGCAAAACTGTTGCGACCTACGCCAATCCTTCCCCGGTAGAATTTCTTTCAACCGTTTCACCAATTCCAATTCGCCCCGTTTCCCTTTGGCGTTACTATTGGTCAAGATATCCCCCTCAATGCTTGGGCCTCGATTGGGCCAATTGCCTTTGTTGTATAACCAAACTTCACAATATCCCCTACTAGGTATTGAAACAAAAATATTAACCGCTCCGGCGTTAACTTTTCAAACCGTTTTCGCCACCCCTCGTTTTGATCTACGTTGCAATCTATCCGCAGCCCGGTTATTTTTCGAATATCTTTTTCGATGCTCTCATAATGGATTTGTTGGTATTCTTCCAGCGGCTCGGCCCATTCAGATATCAACGGAATCTGCAACATTTTAACTTTATCGACATACTCGCTCAACGATAGCGGCTGTTTTTCTACCGCCCGCCGGCGCTTATTGTAATCATACCTGAGCGCTAATAACCTGGTGTACGGGTTTCGCACCAATACCGCCCTATCGTAATCCTTCCATTGCTTAGGGATCATCACGCCAAAATCATCATAACCGCCTATCCCGTTTGCCTGGGGTATCCAATAATTACCCCGGCCACTACACAAGTCAACGTGTAGCGCGGTAGCCTCGCAACCGTCCGGCGTAGCAATTACCAGTCTTTCACAACTCAATACAATCACTCGTTAAACTCGGTTTCATCATACGCCATTAGCGGTTGTACTTCCGGCTCAGGATCCACAAACCCCCGACGGCCCGCCGTCACTACATGCACCCAAAACTTAATAAAACTCACCTGCTGGAATCCCTCACCGATTAACCGCCGGTGCAAGTAGGTTAAAATGGTTACATCGTTAGTAAAAATCCGGACCCGCGCCCGATTATCTGAAACGTATCTAGCCCTCATAATTTACAGCTCCCATTAAAATAAGTTTGAACATATTAAAGTTGTTGCGTATTTCCCAAAAATAACCCTTTCATCACTCTGGACAAATTTACAATTCCATTTGGATTTACTTAGGATTTTTTTAATTTCGGTTTCTGTTTTGTCGCTGCAAATTATCCAATCGCCTTGGATGTTTTCAACGATACGTAGCAACTGTTTGTAATATTCTATAGGCGTTCTATCGCAAAACGGTTTTTCGTTTTCGCTGTATATCTCAAATCGCCATGGTGGATCGATTAAAAAAAACGTTTCTGCACTATCCCAGCGTTTTATACAATCCTTGAAATCCTCCTGCGTTATCTCAATTTCTGAGAACATACCGTATCGGCTTTTTAAATACCCAACGGCGTAATCGGATAAATCATTACAGATAATTTTACGGTGTTTAAATTCTATCGTGCTACCCAATCCCGCAAACGGCTCTACATATATATTTGACGCTGGTATAAATTTCTTTATTTTACGCGCTGTATTTTTTAAACCAGGGTATCCACCCAACCCTAGCGGCCTAGGTTCAGCCCTCATAACTTGCGATCTCCTGTTTAATGGTTTCTGCTTCGTTGCTCATACCCTCACCTAGCCCCCTGAGGGCTATCAGTTCCCGCTGCAACTCCCGCAGGCGTAACTCTTGCCGGATTTCCCCTTTGGACTTCTTACGGCGTCGCTGGGGCGGTTCTGGTTCCTTGTCATAATTCCCCAGGCCGCGCCACCCGTTGGCTATTGCTTTGGTTACCTTTAATTGTAACTGCTTATCTGATAAATGCTCAACTGTTTTTTTGAACGCCGTTAGTTGTTGGGGGCTATAGCCTCCCCCGCTCCCCTGCTTGTATCGGATCCAATCAACAAACGTTTGTTCTCTTAAATTTAAAACGGGGGTTTTCCCTTCTTCCCCTTCTTTAGTTTCTTTAGTTTCTTCTTCTTGTATACGTCCGTGTATACGTCCGTGTATACGTGACCGTGTACGTCCGTGCGCCGTTGGTGCGCCACCTTTTTCGTCCTCGGTTTGATATAGCCTATAATTACAGACTGAAACCACTGTAAACCGTGTGTCACTCTTTAGCGCGATTTGCTCCATAAACTCTAGCGTTTTGAACTGTCTTTTAACCGTAGCTGGTGACACGCTTAACGCCTCTGCTGCGCGCCGGTAAGTGGTAATAAACTCCCCTGGTTGTACCTCAATACCAACCCGCATTTTAACGGGTTTCCATACTGCCCGGCATAGAATCCAGATCCACGTTTTGAGTAAATGCGGATCTTCAAAGACTTGGCTATTCTCTATTTGGCGGTGTAACTTAATGAATCCATGCATATCGTATCCCCTATAAAAAACCCCCAGCCGGAAACACTCCGGCCAGGGGATCCCAAAAAACCGCTGCGTCGAGAGTCTGCACAACGGTTAACCCCGGCCGCTAAATGCTGCCGGAATATTTCCAAAAGTTTACCTCGGCCGTCCAATCATCCGTTTTAAAATATGGGTGATCTAACACCACCGGATTTTCACCGCTAAATAGCGCCGTGTGATCGAACGCCGGCCGGATTTCTATATCATATTCAAACGCTAAAACATCATCTATTTCAGCGGTGGTTACAATCTTGCAACCCTCTAAATCATTACGCCGGTAAAACTGTAACTGCGTTTCCTGGTGCATATAATGCCCTGGGGGTTTATCTAGATATTTACTGTACGGAACATCGGCCGTTAATCCCTGTTTTTCCAACCACCAAATATAGTGTTTGTACAAACCGTATTTCCGTGCGTACGGTTCCCGGATTAATAAGATTACGCTGTAGCCGTCATGTTTCCAGCCCTGATGGATAGCCCCGTAATGGTGATCTATCCCGCCGTCCGGGTTTGGGCCATTAACCCATATCCCGCCTATATCCGCTTTGCATAATATCCGATGCAATGCCCCGCTACCCGTATGGGGTGGCGTAACGATTACAAGTTTTTCCCGCTCTAATAAAATCATCATTGCTCCTCTTAAACAATAGATTCAGTTACTTAAAATGGCATATCGTCCGGTAATTCTGACTCCACTTTGGCCGTAGCTTTGAACGTTTTCAATGCGTCTTTGACATCGTCGGTACTGGTTTTTATAAAACCGAAACTGTCAGTTTCTAGATATTTAAAAACGCTGTTGCGGGTTGTCCCGGTTTTGTCCTCGTAGTTTCCTAGCTTTAGTTTGCCGGCCTTATCCAAGCAATCAGCAGCCGTTAATGTTCCGGCCTCAAAACGGTCAACCAACCCAACCGAGTAAGCAAATTGTTTTATTTTCCATGTCTTGGATGGCGATAACCACGCATTCAAAAGTAGTTGCCCGCCGTCGTGGAATATCCGCAAATTCAACTGTATCTGTTCTTCGCCATCATTGAATTTGCTTATTGTGTCCTCGCTGGTGACTACCTCGTAACTGTATTCCCCATCCGGTAATATGCCTGCTCCTGCATCCTCTGGTTTAAATTCCATCTGATTTTTACTCCGTGTAAATAACATAGTTTTGTTAAAGTTTCCCATCCAAGTTTTACGCCGGCACAATGCCAGACGGTTAGTCGTATTTGTTTTAATGTCTGCCCGTTTAACGCTTCGCCCAATTCGTAAATCTGGGTAGAGGCCTTGCAAACGTCAATCATTTTTCTGGTTGATCTCATGCTATCCGGCCCTTTGCATACTCTATACACGCTTGCAGGTTATCCGGCGGTAATAATTCTAGCGATTCAACCCCGGCTTTATTACACCAACCTTGTTGGGTTTTTGTCGGTATCCCTGCATCACGGCATAGCATAATTAGATTGCTGGCCTGTTCCGCGCCCGCTATCTTATGTACTTTTTCCCTGGTAGCGTTTAATAGATCCACCCCGTAGCGGTTGGCAAATTCGCTATAGGTTAAATCAAACGTTTCGCCAATGGGAAACCCTGGTAAACGGCTTTTGCGTACTCGGCCGCGTCTGGTGTTCCCCTGCAATTGCATTTCTACCCACAAATCTAACTTGAATTTTAGACTCTTATAGCCGTCGTAAGTCGTATCTATTACGGATTGTTCACCCTTGGCATCCTTGCCCCATTTATCGGCCGAGTGGCAAATGAGAATCACAGTTAAATTTAATTTAGATAACCATAGCAATAATTGCCGGGTTGGTTTGTTGGCCTCTTTTTTATCTTTGCCGTAATCGTTGCCAACCCTCAATTCCGCAATTGCCGCCGCTGTATTATATAGCTCTGTAAAACTATCAATAACAACGGTTTTATAATCATGCTCAACCGTTGCCAGGGTAATTATTTCATTCAATACCGTTTCAAAATCATGGCTACCGTCATCGCGCCCGAAATAAGCACCACCGCCGGCGGCTAACTTTTCAGAATAATGGCTACGTTCGGCGCTACCTTCGATATCGATATAATAGCAGCTAGGGAAATCAAGAGAGAACCACGTTTTCCCTACTCCGGCGTCGCCGCTTAGAATAATCTTAGCGGGTATATCTTTACCTACTGGCGTTTTTGCTTTTAATTTTCGCATTGTCTAAATCCCTCTGATAAACTTCGTTTCGTAAAATCCTAACGTTTCTGGGGGCGTCAACGCTTAATATTACGCTAGACGCCTTTAATTTTTTAACCGTGATGATAATATCATCACCAATCAATATTTGGTTTCCTAGTTTCCTGGTTAGTGCTAACGCCATCTATTGCAACTCCTCATCAAAGATATTGTAAAACGTTTCTTGCGGTTCATTTGTTTTAACGGCGTATTTCGCAAACCAGCCCATTGATAAATTTAATTCGGCTTCTGGTACATCGTAGATAAGCGGCCGCGCCTCGAATATATGCGAACTGCCTAGAATATCGTACTTCAACGCCGCACCGTAAAACGTTACGCTATGGCCGCTAAAACTAGCCGCTATATAATAGTTTGGTTCCTCTACGCTTAACCGCCAATGCGATATACGCAACCCTCCAGGGGAATCTATCACGCCCTGTAAATACCTCGGCACAATAACAACCGGCGTTAGCCCTACATCCTTAAAATCTAAGATGCAATCAATATCGTTATCATCCAGGTAGTTTGGATCATGCCATAAATGCTCGGCGTTGCACCACTTAGAAAACGCCCAACCGCAAACGCAATCTAATAGAATAGATGCGTAATCGTTTTGGCGGCCGACGTAATTAGCCTGGTATTCCTGCGCTTGTATTTTTGCGTAGGTGTTGGCGTCCTTGCCTATTTGCTCCGGTATTGGAACAGTTACCCAGCGTGGGCTTTCCGTAAATGCAAACATCCCGTTTGCTCCCTCTGATAAATTTAACTTCGTTTGAAACTTCGTGGGGGTAGCTTACTACAATCCTTCGGCGTTTTGCAAGCGCAATCTTAGTTATTTTTTTAACAAATATAAAACAACTGACGACAACGCGCCAATAATAGCCGTTACCGCTGTACGTAACGCCCACCGTGTTGATGATTTAACGTCCTCTAATTCTGTTTCTGCTACGGAAACGCGGACATCTAAACCCGGTTTACCATTACCCCGGTGCAATTTGCAAATCGGTTGTAGTTCGGTCAATACCTGTTCGACCTTAATTTCGATCCGCTGCATATGCTTTTGTAAATCTTTTATATCTTCACTCACTAGGGGGCGTTTCCCTCTTAGCAACCGGGCGTAATGAATCGCCCACAATAAGCCCCGTAATAATTATAACCAGCTTGTTTAATAGCTCCGCATCTATTAGCGGTTCGGATAGCTGCGCATTAATAGTTGCGAAAAAACAGGTTAGCAGAGCCACAACAGTACGCTTGCTTTTAAAAGCTGCAAGTATTTCCTTGAACATCATTCACCCCCTGGTAAAAAACCCTTGATAATATTTAAAGCGCTACTACCTGCACCACTGGATAGAACAAAATATGCCCCTAGCCCAATGGCAATTAGCAACACCAACCATTTACGTTTCTCGGCTTTGGCCTTACTTAATTCTGCTTTAGCCAAAATTATATCAACTTTGCCGGCTCGCTTCGACTCCTTTTTAGAATCCACCGGGACCATCACCAATTTACCGTCACTGTTTCGTATTCTCTTTTTACGTCCCATTTAATAAACCTCCCCGTTAGCGGCACAAATAACCCAGGCCCCTGTTCGCTCGGCAATTTCGCCGGCCTGTACGGGGCAAGACTCTACAAACCAATCTAATTCTAATTTTATAAATGCCGCTGCTTTATAATCACTAATAGCGCGGGGTTTCATTCTATCCGCATCGCTACCAGGAAACATTATCAACCGTTTGCATTGGATCCCGAAACGCTTTAACCAGGTTTCCGTTACGCCTCTATCCGATTCTAGCCGGCCGGTGATGATCGCTGGTAACTCGGCCCGCCGTGGTAGGTTGTACGGCTTGGCAACCTCTAGCGGATTAGAAAACGGCATATCGTGACAAATGACACCATCCATATCAAACGCCATACGGCTAACGTAGCCGCTATTGAATAGATTCCACTGTAACAAATGCGGTAATTCTAATTCCGCGCCGTATATATCCGGCTTATTCTTAGCCCTGGGATTTACATAGATCGCCGCCGTAACGCCTTTAAACGCCTCTAGCCGCCGCATAGCGGCCCCACTTGCTACGGTATCATCTACGAATAGAAACCGCCGCGGCTCCGGTGTTGCCTTAAACCGTTGGCCATATCCGACGTTGGTAACATAGCGGTTTTTATCAATGCTATATAACGGTAAATGTAAATGAGCGGCTATCACGCTGGCGGGTATCATACCGGATCTAGGAACCCCACAAACGGCATCTATTTCCGGCGGTACTTGGTCACAAAATCTAACGGCCTGGTGTACTAGCTCCACCGTTGGAATCAACCGGGCATTTTTAAACGCTGGGGTAGAAAACTTTTTATTTAATGTACCCTGGCGGCTACGGCATCCAGAGCATTTTTTAATACCCATCGCCGATGTAAAACCGGCTATGGAATCCCCTAGCCCTTTACGCAACGAGCATTTACGATAGCTGGCCCGGCGTTTATTATGGCCGCAGTTAACACAACAGACGCCCTTCGTGTTTTCTTGCCAGATACATTGCATACTTTACGCTGCCTCTACTTCCACAGTCCCGGACTCATCGCACCAATCAGCAAAACTAGTTGTGCCGGTAACAAATGGCCCCGCAAATTCCGGGTATGTTGCACTTATTTCACCTATGTTCTCTGTCTTTATAAACGTATCCGCAACGGATAAATTACACCTGCTCGGCCATTCATTTAGTTCAAAATCATAATAAAAATCGTCGCATTTCCTAGCATAACTACCGCGCTCCACCGGGTTACCTTCGGTATCTAAAATTATTTCTGTTACTGATACTTTCATTTCATAACCAATATGCAACCGCCAGAAACTAGACTCATCTACGCCATCATCAATTTTATATTTTGCCAATAACAAACCAGACCAGGAGAACGTTTTCGTGATTGTGTAACCAGTTGGCTCATCGACGGTTACGATACTGCATAACCTATCACCTATGTAACCATCAAATATAACGCCCCAATAACAGCGAACACCCTCAACATAGTTTGCAGGATAATTTTCAGTAGCCGCCGCGAGACAAACCCCGCCCGTAGTAGTTGGGCATTGTAGGGTAAACGTTTGGTTTAAAAAATCGCAATTATCACAATCAGCGGCATCCCCAAAACCCTCAAACGTCGCATCGATATCATCGTTATAGGTTGGATCGCAATGTGTGCAGCATTCTTCCACTGGTTGACAACAGGTGCAACCGGGGCCATTTTTTGTGATGCCAGTCATTCCGGCCCACAGTCTTCCATATCTACAACCCAGAAGTTAGAACCCTCGACGCGCTTAATAGTGATCCAAGCATTAGCCGCAATAGCTGCGCCCGCTAGGTTATAGGCTGTGACTGTGTTTTCTGTATCCTCTAAATTACCAGTGCTGTTTATATAATATATTGTAACTGTAGCGCTACCCGGCGCGGAAGTTGTAACGCCCTCGGAGGTTACGTCTACTCGTGCATTTATCCCCAAACTAGTTTTAGCTATCGCCGTTTGTGTTTCCATATCCGGCATCCAGGCCGCGCTGCGATAGTTACGGGAAACCCTGATAATAGAATCTAGAGGAATCGGAATTAATGAATCATTGTAAACGTCAATGTTTCGGTTTGTCGGCGCCGCTCCTGCTGTTTTGACTTCTGTTGCATCTGAATACGTTGCAATATTTTCTGTGTCTAGGTCGATATTTTGGATATCTGCTTTACCTTTACCCAGGGTTGTTGTTGTTCGCCCCTCTATTTCCTCGGTAACCTTTACCAATACGCTGTCTTCCCTCGCTAGGTTGGGCCGTATATTTGAAACCATAGATTCCAAACGGCGCACCAAGTTTTTTAGCGTGATGTGATCCGCGCGCAGCTTTTTTATAGCTTCGCCAGTAAGTAAAAATCCGTTAGGCATTATCGGTATTTATGGAGATGGGGCCGCCGGTTATGTTTAAGTTTGTAATCGTTACTAGATCCGGATCATAAACAATACTGCCGCCCGGCTCTAGATTTAGCGTTGTTATCGTCCTGGCTAACCCGCTGCTGAATAGATCCAACGTCCCACCCTCAATGTTAGCGGTGGTGATTGTTCCGGTTCCGTCGTGGTTATGCGTACCGTTAAATAAATTTAGCGTTGTAATGGCGGCCGCTTCTTCAGTAGTTACCCCGCCGTTATAATTTTTGATGGTTGTTATACTTGCCTGGGAAACCAGATTACCACTATAGATAGTGGCGTTTGTTAATGTAGCGCCATCACCTACGTTAACGGTTCCACCGTTTATGGTTAGCGTTGTTACTGATGCGGTTTCGCCGGCCCTAGCCGCTATTCCAACCGTTCCAGATATTACGTTTAGTTCATCTATTGCGGATCCTAATAAATACAATCCGCTCTTACCAGTTATTGCCGATGCAGTGCCATCAACGCGCACATCAATAGCTGATGCATTTACGTTAATGTAACTTTCTGATGAACCTTTAAAATCTAATGCCGTAATTGATGTTGGCGCAAAATATATTGCCTTAGTGCCAATCGTTCCCGTGTAACCGCTTTCAACAGTGAATGATCCCAAATCATATAAATAAATTTGGCCCATAATATCAACGTTATAATCTGCTGTACAATAACAATCGTCACCATTTTCTGGCCGCGCACCATCCAACCAGTTATCATTATTACCGAATACGGTATTTTCCGCGCCTGTCCAAATCTTGTCAACCATGTCTATTTAATCCTTTTATGTAATGCCCTAAAATTAGTTAATGCACCCGCCCGGAAATTGATTTCTGGATATACCGCATATCTTAAATAACAGGCCTGGTAGTATTCAACGTCTAGTTTATTACCGGCCCCATCCAATAATATGGGCTCGGATATTTGGTTCCCCTTCTCATCCACTACATTATTTTTAGCGGGCGCGCCCTCTGATAACTCTTTGTTGTTAGATTTTATACAATATCCCCTGTCTAAAATATCCAGACGCCAACCGAAAATTGGATCTATTAAAAATTCCAATTCTAACCTACTGAATACCTGGCCGTTTGCAATGCTTTCAGATACATTTATCCCCATGTATCTTGCGGTATATGGCTGCGCCCGCAGTCGCAAACCTGGCCCGGTAAACCATACCAAATCATTGTTTACACTGTTAACCTTTGTCAGCAACCATTGCGGATAGCTTCTTACATTCATCGTGCAAGTTATGCGATATTGGTTATAAGCAATTTCCGGGGGTGGATCAAATGGGGTAAAAACTGAATTGGTTATTGGTACGCCGTTTGTAATTCGCCCTAGACCGTCTCCCTCTGCATTGAGTGAAACCGGCGGTTTACCTGGTGAAAACCCGTTGGCGTTAAAGTTACCCGCGTCCCAAGGTGAACCTCCAATTGGTAAAAACGCTTTCCCGATATAGGCTCCGCGCTCGGCAACCCGTATAGCGTTAACGGTTTGAATTGAACAGTTTACGCGCCATTCAAATACATCTTCTGTGGGTTTCGGTGGGTCGCCGTCATCGATTGGAGCGCCGGCAACCTCCCGTGCCCATGCGTTAAAATCCTGGCCCACTAGAGTACCCGGCGCCCCAAACGTAACGGTAACGTGCCAAAATTTATCATCAATTGGGGTTGGCGACTTTGTTTGAGCTACTGCAAAACTATCCGACTCATTACCAACCGAATAGATTTCATTGAAACGCGGTATTCTAGTTGTTCCATCGTCGGCATCCATCACAATTTTTGCGCCGTCGTTTTTGTCGTCTACCTCTACCAGGTAAACAACCGTAAACTTTGGCTTTGCGCCGGCCGCTTCCGAGCCTGTCCACCCATCATGTAATATATTTACGCTTACAATTGCCATTAGATCCCCGCCGCCGCTAGTGGTTGTTCTGTATTCTTTTTGATTGCTTGCAATTGCTTTAGTGCATTTTCGGCCGCCTTTAGTTGGGCCTTCTGAAATTTTTCTAATGCCCCGGCGGCTCGTTGTCTCGCGGAAAACTCTGCGGCTGTTCCCTTAACCGCAACTGTTATAGGCTTGCTTGTTTTACCCAACTCGGTGTTCAACTCTTTTACCTTTTCGATAGCCTTTTCGATTGGTATAATGCTGTCCTCCTCTACGGGGACTATCTTATCGCGCTCTAATTCCCTGCTACTATTTACTAGTTCATCCATCGCCCGCGCCGTTTCTTCCGCTTGCGCTTCCATGTCTCCCATCGTTTTATATATAAAAACGCCCGCTGCACTAGCCGCAGCCGTGGCCGCTATCAACCCCGGAAAATTCATTGCAAAAGCGTTAGCCGTTGCACTAGCGGCCGCAAACCCTTTAAGGGTATTGATTACCAACTTGAACCCCCGAATTATTTTGGGGAACCATTTAAGTATCATTAGGAACGTTGCACCCATCCCAACCAATGTTAGATTCCAGCGCACGGTTTCAGCGTCCATATTTTTTACCCAATCAACGACATCAGAACCCATATCCACCAGCCGCTCCAATGCTGGGATTAAAGAATCACCGATTGTTAATGCAAGATCCTCAAATTTATCCTTTAGCGTTGACCATCGCCCCGCTAGTGTCTCGGCCTGCTCCTCCATTAAGTTACCCATCTGTCCACCGGCGCCCGCCAGGTTATCCATCGCGCTCATCATGTCATCGAATGATACCTTACCGGCGGTAACCATTTCACGAATTGCCGCTTCTGGTACTTTAAAATGATCCGCTAGCGCTGATATTACCGGGATCCCCCGCTCCGCTAATTGGTTTAGGGTTTCCCCCATTAATTTACCCTGGCTTTTAATCTTGCCAAATATTTGAACCAACTCGGCGACGGGAACATTTGCCGCAGATGCTAGGTTACCGAATATTTTCATCTTTGGTATTATTTCGTCCTGAGCAAAACCAAACGCTAGCATTTTTTTGGTAGCCTCTACCAAGTCGGTTAACTGAAACGGCGTTTTCTTGGCAAACTCCCGCAACGATTCCATTACATCGCGCGCTTTTTCAGCGCTACCGACAAACGTTTTAATCGTTATTAGATCCTGTTGCATTGTGGCCGCTGCACCAATGCCCATTTTTACAAACCCAATGGCGGCTATAGCGACGCCTATTTTAGCGGCCTGTACGATAACGCTATTGCTAAACTTGCGGAAACCATCCGCGGCCCGTTGGCCGGCCGTGCGTACATCGTTCCCCATTTTTTTAACTGAAGCGCTGGCACGTTTAACGCCCGATTCAAACGGTTTAGTTTTAGCAACAAACGTTGTCGCAATGGATCCAATGGATAGGGCCATTAATTTTTTACTCCATACATAGCGGCCATTTGTGCTTCATCATCAACTACGGTTTTTTTCGTCTCGGTAAAATCAGGTACAAAATGGTCTAGGTCTACGCTATCTTTTGCAGCCAAATTTAAAACGATGCTGCATAAATAGCTAGTCTGTAACCACTCTTCCCCAAATGGCTCCAACCTATAAAACGCTATCCACTCATCTAGTAATTCGGTTGGCATCTCGTCTAACATTGAGGGGACATCCCAAACGCCCAGTTTCGCCGCTAGTTTGAAACTAAAATAGCGTCTTGGATGTCGCTTGAGTTTTTTTCCAGTTCCTCTACCTCGTCGGTACTGCTAAAACCGGCATGTTCACTAGCTGCATCAAACAACTTCCCAACAATTGCCCCGTCCATTTCCCCCAATAAATCCATATCGGAACCACTTAAAAGCGGTTCGCCGTCATCATCTACTAGCATCGTAATCAATAGCCGCCGGCGTGCGCTCATGTATACCTCGCCGGTTTTCTTATTGATTACCGCTTTTTCAAAACGGCTCTTTTCCGATTCGCTTAATGATTGCAACCTGAATTGCATCCCATCAATGGAAACGGTATTATACCGCCGCTTACAACGTGCTAGTAAATCATCCCTGCTCGTTAGTTTCTTCTTCGCCATTTTCCTCTAGCTCCTCTAATTCTGGTTGTGGTGGCGGTTCATTAACTGAACCAACGGCGCCACCAATAAATTTTTCTACCTCTACCTTTACTAGCGCCCGCACCGCTTGCGGTTGTCTGCTAGTAAAACAAATCGGCGACCCCTCCGAAACTCCACAATAGCCGGCGCCTATGCCATCGATGCGGATTAGCTTAACATCACTGATTAGCCCGTTGGGGTGATCCTCAATAACTATTTTCATTATGAACCTGCTGTATAGGTTGGTTGGCCGCCCCATTTAACGGTATACTCACCGCTCATAATTTCACCGTTAACCAGGTCTGGACCGGTGGAACCCGTTAGGAACCCGGAACCACTCAACGTTGCCGCTGTAGTTTCACCGGATTTCATGGGATAGGTTACCGTTACGGTTTCCGCTGCTGCGGTAATTGGTGGGAATGTTGAAGCCGATTGATCCCATTGAAATGCACAACTAAATTCCCCGCCATCTACTAAATCGGCCGGTTGGAATGTCATGTAATCAGATGTCCCCAGATGCGAAACATCCAACGATTCCCGCCCCATACCAGTACCGCCAATACGACTATAAGAAGCGGTAAAACCGCTCGTACCAAAAACTATCGTGGCGCTGTTTCCAGTTTGTGCCATTTTCTTAACTCCTTAAAAACTTGGTATTGATTCAGTCAATACTATTTCAAAACTTAAACTAGTTACATATAAACCGCCGTCGGATCCATCCGCTGGCACTAGATAACCGCTCGCCCTCCCGCTCAATTGGCTACTTTGTATTGTCTCGCCGCCGGCGCTTCCCTCGTATCCTTGCAACGCCGCCCGCACTTTTTCCCCCAGGTTTTCAGCGGCTAACCTGGTTTCACTGTAGCAGGCTATTGTCATTTGACTTGTTACAATTCCACCGCCACCGCTTACTATGTGTTCGTGGTCGCTGTTGGTTTCATCTATTACAATCGCCGGGAACGTTTCGTTCTGTATTAGTGCATCCGGCCGGATGCGACTCGACACAATATCCGTAACGGCTGTAACCGTTAACAAATATGTTCTAAGGCCTGTTCCGATTCCCGCCATTATCTACCCTTTTTCGCTGCCATGATAACCGCCGCTGTAACTGCTTGTTTTGCCTTTGCTGCTACAATCGCTCTGGATTTAGCCGCCGCCGCTTGCCGTGCCGCCCGTTGCCAATGGATCCCCGCAACCGTGCCGCCGCCCTTGCGCCCCCAATAAACTGCTACATGGCCATCATTAACCAGGTGAGCATAGTTAGCGGCTTTTGCATCCCCGCGCGAGTAGTTATAACCCGCCGTTACTCCCAAAATCCCCCGCGCCGCTAACTGGCGTTTGTTTTTCCATTTACTCGATGGTTTACTTACGACCGCTTTTTTTAGCCTGTTTCGCCCTGGTTCCCTTATATCCTTTATCTTTTTGCTCCAGGCCTTACTAGTTCCGGTTTTGCTGGATTGCGGTGTCCTTATTCGGTATTCTTTTTTTATACTAGTTGCAACAGCAGTTAAAATTTTTCGCTGTATGTTGCGCCTTAGGCTATCACTTAAAACATCAAACGATTTTTGTAATGTTAGCATATCTTTTTTAGACATTTTTACGGCTGTTTCAACCATTTTAAACATCCTCCGTGCAATACAGCCACAATTCACGCTTGTGGGTGTCTCGACGTTGTACGGTTTCAATGTTAAAAATCACGCCGTCCCAATCTACCCGGTGTTCTGGTACGGGAAACGTTCCCGATTCTATATAACGAATACGAATAATAGCCGCGTATTTAGCATCTACTTGCTGGCCCCTGATTACCTCCGCGCCGCCCTTGTAAATCACTTCGGCATAAACCGTTGTGTATGTGTTCCATGACTGCGCAATCTGGCCGGCGCTGTCCGCGGTTCCGGCGTTGTTTTGCAATTCTATACGATGTCTTAGCGCGCCGGATCGTACCATAGGAACTCCTCTCCTATTTTGTAATGCGCTAGGATGTTTAGCAATGCCAGGGGAACCACTGTAGCGACGTTATTAAAAGCTACCGCTTCCCTATGCTCGAAATAATGCCCAACTAACAGCAATGCGGCCTGTTTGATTCCCTCCGGCGTTGCGGATGCATCGCCATAACCACAAATAAACCTAATTTCAACGGAATCAATTTCACGCCGGCTAACTGGCCAGACTTCATTAAACGCCGGTTGTATAATCCCCGGCTCTCTTGAATCCGAAACCTTATATTTAGAACTAGATAGGCTAGTTTGCACACCGTCCGTATCAATATATTTAATATGGGTGATCGATTGCAATTGCCCTTTAGGAATGTTGATAGCAGCCCGCCCCGCTGGGAATCTATCAACGATTAAATCATAAGTGGCCGTGCATACCTGGCGGCCCGTTTCCGCTTCAATATATAGTGTAGCCGCTTTGATATAATCGCCGATTTGCGTATCAAAATCAGTACCATCTATGGCAATGTGGCTTTTTACCTCAGCATTCGTTACCGGCTCATCTGTGGCCGCTGTGATTGTCTTAATTGCGTAGTTATTAGTCATCAACTACCTTTTTGGCTCGTTTTTTCGGTGCTTTACGTGCGGCCGATTCAACCACCGGCAAACGGCCAGGGGATTTACCCCCGGCCGCCTTTGCCTGGTTGGAATCTAAAAGCCGTTTACCCTCAGCATCGGAAACCTCGATTATGTCACCTACTGATTGACTAAAACTAGTTCCCGCTCTGCTTACTAATAATTCAACTTTCATAATTTCCCCTTTAGGTTACGCCTGGATAAGGTGCTTAACTGGATTTGTTCCCGCATCCAATAAAACGCTATCATGGCGGCTAAACGCTACAAACCCGGTTTGGTCATAGTCTCTATAGCGTTCATCCATACGAGCAAGTTTAACCCCGCCAGCGTCACGAATTAAGAACTTAGAGAAATCACCAAACAACACAGTTTTTTCGCCTGTGGCGATACTACTGGCCATTTCCTGATTAACTACAACCGGTTTCCCTAAAAGCATATCAGGAGCATCGGAAGTTAAACCCGGTTGCCATAGATATTGGTTATTAGAATCCTTCAATTTGCGAACAGCAGATTTAACGCTATTGTGCATCATGAAACCGGCGCTACTTGAATCCTGGTAAGCAGGATCCACGCTAGCAAGCAAATCAATTAGCTCATCCATAGTTATCGCCGTTGCACTTGCAGCGGTTACGCCCAGGGTTGAACCCGTTACGATTCCTTCGGGTTGGCTGGATCCTGTACCGGTTGTGAAGTGTTCCGCAGTAATGCGTCCCAGTCTTTCACCAATCATAGAACCAATTTCAGCACCTAGGTTAAAGGCCGAATCTTGCATCAGCTCAGCCGAAACGCGAATTAATTTACTGGAATATTTGAAAGCATTTAATGTAACGCTTCCATATACTACATCCTGTTCGCTAACCTGGGTGTTTTCCGCTAGGATTGCGCCCTTGTTGCTAGTGTCGTTAACGGTTGGCCAGGGAATGTCATTACCCGATGACGTCCGTAAAATTCGACTAACTCGACGAGGCCCGCCAAATGCTAACAACGCCCGTTCTAGTTCGTTACTGAATCCCTCGGGGATTGTGTATCCACCAGCCGCATCGACGGTGCTTTGGGCGCGAAATTCGCCACCAAAACCACGTGCGTTATATGTGGCGGCTTGACGATATTCAGCTTCAAAAAATGCTTTCCGTGGATCTACGCCGCAACGTTTCGCCGCTGCATATAGATCATCAGTTACATCTTGGCCAGATTGGAAACGACACCATGCAATTAACGCCTTAGATTTTGTATCATCCGTAATTGGTTGTGGTTCGTCGTTTCGTTTTCCTTGCCAGTCCGATTTTTGGCGTTCTTCGCTGATAGCGTCTAAACGCGCTGAAACGTCTAACTGTTGTTGCGTTGCTGCTTGTGATTCAATAATGGAATCATATTCAGCGTTTACAACGTCCCATCGTTCCCGTTCTTCGGCTCCCCAGCTATCTTGACTATCGCCCAGGGTTTTAATTTCAGCAGCTAAGCCATTACGCTGCTCCTGTAGTTCTTGCAATTTATCAACTGCCATTTTATCACCTATGAAATAAGAGTTTTCACGGTGCGCCATTACATAGGCCCACCTATAAACAAAAAATATTGCCTATAGCCCAGCCTAAACGGCGTTGCTTTAGAATTTTACCGGGTTTGGCTGATCGCCGCCCGATGATTGAGAT